CGTCATCTGCTGTTGCTAAAAATGATATGTTTTGAGTAGAATCGCTTCTAACTGAACCAGTAAACCGTACTATAACATCCTCTGAAGGCCCACCTAAGACGCTACCGCTACCCCATTGGAAGTCAATGTTGGGTACATTAGTAGTAAGTATAGGAGAAGCGCCTTGTGGTATATATGGAGCAGCATTTTGACCTTGTACATTGTAGACTTGAGCGGTTAAACCTTCTGCAGCATGGGCTTTATCAATACCTACAATTAGGGGAAATAAAGCTAGTGATAACACTAAAAATACACGTAATAATTTTTTAATCTCCAGTTCCCCCTTATTTACACAATGTGTAATAGGGTTATTATATCATTTTATTACAAAAAGAAAGAGGGCTGGCACTTGGCCAACCCCCTAACTTGTGAAGTTAAATTACTTCTTTAGTGCAACCTTAGCCTTTGGATTAGCCTTGTTCCACTTTGCAGCCAACTTGTTATAGTCGGCCTTTGCCTTTGCTGCTGCAAGGTCATTTGCTGCCTTGACTGATGCTGCGCTTGCATCCGCTGCTGACTTTGAAAAAGCAATAGCTAAATCAGAAGTTGCTTTAGCATCTGCAAGTGCCTTATCTGAAGCAACCTTAGATGATGCCATCGCATCTGCTAGAGCCTTATCTGAAGCAGTCTTTGCATCTGCTAGAGCCTTATCTGAAGCAGTCTTTGCATCTGCTAGAGCCTTTGCATGTGATGCCTGAACATCTGCAAGAGCCTTGTCTGAAGATGTCTTCAAGTCAGCAAGTGCCTTATCTGAAGATGTCTTTAGATCATCAAGAGCCTTCTTAGCTGCTGCAAGATCTGCACTTGCCTTAGCAATCTGAGTATTTGCAGTTGCAAGGGCTGTTGAGAAATCATCTCTTGCCTTGTTAGATGCTGCTAGTGCTGCTGTAAGTGATGTCTTGTCTGCAACATGAGATGCATTGGTTGCGTTAGCAACTGCAAGATCTGACTTAAGTGCTGCAATGATTCCTGAAAGATCAGAAATTGTGAACTTAGTGATTACAGACTTTACTGGAGCAGCAAGACCAGTTACGGCTGTTACTGTTGAAAGACCTGTAGCAACTACAGTAACTTCTCCAGCAACTCCTGTTGCTAGTGCTGCTGTTACAGTTCCAAGAACTGCTCCAGTTGAAGTGTTTGTTGCTGTTGCTGTAGTTAGTGACTTAGTAACAGAACCATCAGCAAATGTTGAGCCAATTAAAGTTACTGTTGCTGTATCTGAAACTGAGTTTCCAAATACATCTGTTGTTGTAAGAGCAATTGTAGGAACTGTGCCAACTGCTGTTGCAGAAGGAACTGATAGTCCTAGGTTATATGCTGCTCCAGCAATACCAGAGATGTAAACAATTGTTGAGTATGAGCCATTTGTAATGGTCACAGAACCAACTGCTGTTGTAGTTGTATAAGCATAAGCTGTTACTGCTGATCCAGCAGAAGCAATTGTAAGTGTTGAAACACCTGATGCAATTGTCTTTGGTGCATCTGTTGTGTTAAGTGCTGATACCAACTTTACAGTTGATGAAGCAGTAAAGGTAACATTTGTACCTGTATCTGCTGTTGCTGCAAGAGCAATAGTGTTTCCAGAAGTAATAACATTACTTGATGGAACTGCTACTGTTGCTGGTGCTGCTGAAGTCGTTGCGTTAGTTGCTGCTGCAACCGTAACGGCTAATGGTGCTGCCGAAGAAGGTGCGACAGAAAGTCCAACGATTGCTAGGGCTGCAGCGGTAGCAATTGAGATTTTCTTAAATGAATTCATTGTATTCCTTTTCTATAGTAAGTTGAATCTATCCAAATAATCTTTTACATCATTTGGCATAGGTTTATATTCTATCACATTGGCAAAGGGGTTGTCAACTTTTGGTCTATCCCTGAACGTATGTATCTCTATTTCTTGATCTAAATCCTTTGGAGTATGAGAGATAGCCCCAAAGATTGCTCCACAAACAGCATCTGCCAAGTCCTTGGAAGATTTTCGTGGGTGGTCAACTCTGTTATTTTTCATAATTTTTAGCTCAGTTAGCTCTTCAAACAAAAGTTCTATTGCTGGCATAGCAAGCCTTTCCTCATAGATCAGCATAGCCATATCCTCATAATGCTTCTTAGCAACAGAAACAGTCTCAGTTCTTATACCAACCTGTTTTAATTCGTTCTGAATATCAAACGATTGCCAACGGTCAAAAGAAACCATTCCTATATCAAAACCTTGTCTTCTTAAATTCTGAATCCATAATTTTACTTCAGATAAGTTAACTGGGCCTTCAACCTTTGGTTCCCAATACACTACAGCATCTACTACAACTATTGGTGCTACCTGTTGGTAATCTTTAATTACCTGAATATTTACCCACTTATCAACATGAGCAATAGCAACAGCACATTTGTCATGCTTTTGGGCTAAGTCAGCATGTACATAATACTTCTTAGTTGGATCTGGTTTAAATGTTTCATCAAATCTTTTATATGAATCAATAGGGTTTCTGATTGTCATGCAGGATCTAACTTTTTCTACCTGCTTAAAAAATGAATCACTAGAATATGTTGGAACACATGCAAAGCGCTGCATAGCATCGCCAAGGTCTGTCATAAAAGCAATCTTAAAATCATCAATTTTACGAGTGGGATTTACTTCCCATGTAGGTCTCTTTAATGCAAAGACTCCTGGATATTTATATGAAATGATTTGATCTTCATCCCACTCAATTTCTAAAGAGTTACCAACCATATCTTCTGGAAGTTCATCGTTAATAATAAACTTATGAGTCTTGTGTAGTGCTTCTTTTTCTAAAATTACAGCATCATATCTTTGTGAGATAAAGTCTCCTGGATAGCGGGGGAACGATAGCAAAGCAACTTTACCAAGATCAGGGAAACGAGAGTCTACAGAGGCACGGAAAGCCTTGTAGATGTTATCTGCAGTCTTTCCTTGATCGTTTCCAGTACCTACATCATTAGCAAAGCCAGAGATCTCATCAAGGACAGCAAGGATAAGGTTTAAACCTTCGTGTGACTCTCTTTCTGAGTGACCAGAATAAACAGTTATCGCATGATCAAATTCAATGCTTTCGGCTTTTGGATTATACTTTCCTTGAAACCAAGGGGACTTTTCAATCTTTGTTTTAAAACCTTTAAAGAAAACGTTCTTAGCTTGTTGAGCGTTAATGGCAACGTTAATAATATCAATAGCATCTCCAGAAGGTTTGCCAAAGTATCTTGCTGGTTCTTTTAAACATAATAGTTTATATACAATGTATGCACATGCTACTGTTGAGGTAAAGTCTTTACCAGATCCCTTGCCAAGTTGCAGAATAATTTCATTCTTAGTATATTTTTTATAATATCTTGCGCCTTCTTCTTCGCCCATCAAATCAATCAAATCTTCTTTTCTATAGATTTGACTCATTGCTTCAATAATGTCATATTGTGTTTGAGATAACGGAGGCTGTCCTAAATAATCTTCACCTTCAACAAATGTCTTTGCGTTGACTGGTGTCTCAGCAAAGTTGTTATTTTTTAAAGCCTCAAGGAAATCACCAAAATCAGCCATCGTGTACTACCGTAATCACTTCATCTTTTTTAGCAATAGAAGATAGTCGCTTCATAATTTCATCACGAATCTCTGGATGTTCTGAGGCAATGTCTTTAAGAATTGACATTAAAACTATTTGCCTGTTTTCAATCTCAACCATTTCTTCTGCTAGTTCTTTATTCTCAAGCAGTCCAGCTTTTTGCAACATATCAATACGCTTAGACTCAATGTCCATAACTAACTTAATACCAGCAGTTTTAGCACTAAGGTTATTAGTCATAGATGCTTCATCGATTACCTCATAAGATTTTGAGATTAACTTCCCGTAGTGAGCATCGGCTGCTGCTAGTGCTTCTTTAGCACGAGCACGGATAGCATCGTTAGCTGATGCCATAACCTTCCACTCATTAATAAGTTGTACTACACGAGTACGTGGAATTGCAAGATCCTTAGAAATTTTAGTTGGGTCATTACCTTTTAGGTATTCTTCAACTACATCATTAACTTGATCTAAGTGCTTGACTAAATCTTCTTCAGTTGACATACTTACCCTCTAATCTATTTATTTCATCTTTGATATAGAAAATAGCTTTTTCTAGATCTTGTATAGTTTTAGATTCATCTTTAAGTCCTGCTCGCCAAAGGTATTTAAAAGCATTCCCAATATTAAAATTGCGATGTCTGGTAATATCAATACACTCTACGCCAGAAGGATCTGTTGTGTAATGTCGTGGATGATTTACTTGATCAACCGTAATGCTTAAATTTTCACTCATCGTCATCATCCCAATCAAAGGCATCTGGCATATCCTTAACAACTGTTGCTGCATAGGTTAACCCAACAGAGCAGGCTATAACTAATCCAATAAAAACTTTTTGTGCTTTATTCATCGCTTTGACTTCCTTAATCCAAACTTAGCAAGGTAAACATAAATTGTTTCAACGCTTGTTCCACACTCTGTAGCAATCTCTTCAGGAGTTTTCTTGTCTATGATGTAGCGTTTACGTAACCATATGTTACTTGTGTATAACTTAGCCATTAAAGAATCTCCCGTCAATTTTCCATTTCATAATTGTTGGACCTTGTCTAACCATTTCAAACATCTGATGATTAAAGTCTTCTCTTAAATCTTCATAAAGTTCTGGGTTGACAAACTCTAAGTTGTCTGTAATAGAGTATATCGTTTCTCCAGTCTCAATGTCAAATCCATCTATCTCAAGAGCATTTTGTAAAATTAAATGTTCAATAAGGGCTGCTGCCTTAAGTTGATTAGGTGTTTGCATTTTTATCTTTTTCAAAAATGTCATAGTCATAAGAATTAGAGTCTTCTAGCATCCACTTATCATAACTCTCAACGTCCCACTTATTAGTATTTACAAGTCTATGAAGCAATAAGCTTTGCTTTGTTACAAATGATGGCTCATATAGTTTGACTCTATTGTTAGGCTGAATAGCAAAGTTTCCATCATCTCTTTGAATTACATGACCACATTTATGTTGCCCTGGATTTTCAGAGTAGCCATCATCTAAGATGTTTGATTCTGGGTTGTGCCAGTCAAGGGTAAACAAATACTTTCCAGGAACATTTTCTTTTTCTCTATTAAGATAAGACATTCTCATGTTAACTAGGTTTTGAAATTTAGTTACAGCCACGTGTGGAGAAAATGAATTCCATAGCACAAGATTGTAGATAGGCTCTTCTGGAACTCCTGGCTTTGTACAAAAAGCATTTATTGGCATTCTCCACCATAGCCCACCATCTTCCATTAAGAAATGGAACAACGGACTTCTTCCCTTAATACTTGAGACTCCAAAGATAACACATGGGAAGTATTGGTCATGACTATCTTCTTGATCTCTTAAAAAGTTTCCACGCACATAGCACTCTATTGGTGGAATGTTTGCATTTAGCTCTGGCATTATTGATCAGCTCCTATTGCTTTGCCCCAATTTTTTACTGCCCAATGTCCAATGCCACAAGCATCGGCAACATCGTTATCAGTAATAGATTTATTATAGATTGTGTTAATCATTGTAATAGTTCTTTCTTTTCTAAGATTTCTTTCATATGTTTTGTACCAAGAAACAGATTTTCCTGGATGAGCAGATCTAATTAAAGCCTGCTCTTCTTTTGACATCTTTTTGTTTCCTAAATAATTTTGCCAAGTGATTGGAGAAACTTTTCCAATAATCCGAATCCCAGACTGTCCTGCAGCACCAAGTAAGGCACCTTGAACCAATGCAAGATCCGCAGCAGTCTTAGGACTATTCATAAAAACAGTATGCTCAATAACAATTGCATCTACATTTACAATGTGGTTAAAGAGTCCAATTGACTTTCTTCCAGCATCAATAACTTTTTCATAAATATCTTTGCCTTGAAAATTAATCTTTCCAAACTCTCTAAGATACCCTCCATGAAAAGTAGCATAAGCAAGGCTATTAGTACTTGCGTCAATAGCACAGACACGCTCTGGTGCTTTTGAACCTATAGCTTCTGCTAATTTCATTTCAAGTTATCCTTAATTTCTTTCAATGCTTTCATTACGTCTTTGGGATTAACATTGCATTTAATACACAAGTTTTCGTCATTGTAGATAGACAAAGGCTCTGCACAACTTTTGCACCGTCTATCTTTGCCTATTCGTGTTTGACGACGCTCAATAATATATCGTGCTGCTATTTTTTCTTTTGTAGATTCGGTTCTACATTCTACAGAGCAGTATATCTGATATTTTATTTGTGTGTTAAAAGTTTTATCACACCATTGACAATGCTTCATCTATAGGCTCCAAGGACTTTAGTTTAAAGTCTCCTTTACCAGCCTCTGCACATGCCTTTTTAATTGGACATGATTTGCAGATCTTTGAATTGGATCGGTAATTCTTTTCAGGTAGGGTTCTATCGACCCAAGCCTTACGAACTGATCTCATCCATTCAAACGTCTGGTCTACCCACCGACGATAATAATCATTTACTTCTACAGGAAGAATAAGCAACTCGTGATTATTTTTATTTTCATAAATAAGAACTGCTTTTGCCTTCTTGAGAATCTTCATATAAATAAGAAGCTGAACTAAGTGTCCAGTCTTTGGTTTCATGTGAGCTTTGCGGTACTCAAAGCCCTCGTTCATCATTGTTTTAATTTCACCAAGGAGTTCTTCTCCCTGCCAATTTACAATAACATCGCCATAACCAAAAATTGGCGGGTCATTGTTTACAATTTTAAATTCTGAATCAACAAGAAAGTCTGGAACGTTGCCCATTGCTTCTTGGATTCTTTCGTGAGACTTAGTTCCTGCAGTCATGTTGGCTGCACTATATGGTGTTGCATCATCTTCAAACATTTGTCCGTCAAAAGCAAGGTACCAATATCTT